CTTTCAGTTCCACCGACGACAGCACTAGGCCCCGTTCGGTGCAATCGGCCACCACGTCCGCTTTAATGGCCCGCCAGTCGTGCCGATAGGCTTCGGGCAGGGTCAGCCTCACCTTGACTTGATCACCTCGTTTTAGGCCGCATGCAGCGTCTAGAAACCCATCTATTGAGTCTACGTCGACCATGACTCGCCGCGGCGACGGATAGTGCAGATCGCTCGCCACCCCATCCTTGTTCAGCAACACGCAGCGGGGCTTGAAGTTGTCGCCGAATCGCACGTGGTACGGAGCACCTACGTACTCGACCGCTCCGATCATCTGCGGCACGTGAATGTCGCCTGAGTAGACCTTGCCGGCGTGAATCAGCATGGGCAGCGAGTCACCATCCATCTTCGTACCGTTTTCCGACACAGCACCGTCGATGGTCTGATGGATGAACACGTAGTCCATCAAGGTCAGGTCCAGCCCGGCCCAGTCTTTCACCGGGTCACGTGTGAACGGAAGGAACATGGCGCGAGCGCCGGGCACATCGTCCACCGTGTTCTGAGTGATGACTTGGCACCCCTTGGGGTTTTCGGTCATGAACTCAAAGAACATGTGCCCTTCGCGCAGGTAGTCGTGATTTCCGCGAAGGATGACGACTCGCACCCCCATCCACGTGATGACTTCGATGGCGCGCACGAGCTTGTTCACCAGTTCGGCACCGTGGTAGTCCTTCGCCTCAGTGATGTCCCCCAGTAGCAGCACAGTCTTGATTCCGTGCTTGGCGATCTGCTCAGTGATCCACTTGAACAGACCCCACCGATATTCGTGTTCTGGGTTGGCCGTCAGATGCAGGTCCGACGCGATGAGTGCCGGCAGCTTCATGCTGTGACAACTCGAACGCGCTTGGCAAGGAACTCGGCAATGGGCTTTGAGAAATACTCGTTGTCGGCAATGTCGAAGTACATCACCGTGACCGGATAGTCTTCCTTGCGTGGTTGCTTCGTATTGGTCAGGAATGCAGCACGGTACGTGTGCCCATTCTCGTGCAGCCAGTCCGACATCGGGGGCACCACGTCGAACAGTTCCAGCTTGGACATCGCGTCGTATTCGGCTTGTGTCTTGACCATCTAGTAACCCCTTTCTTGCAGCATGATGGTTGCCCACGTGGTCACGTCGGTGGGATTCTCTTTCTCGTCTTCCTTGTCCGGCTTGTTCATGGCAATCAGGAACTCAGCGAAGCTCATTTCACCGTCAATCGAGTAGAGCCGTCGCACTTGTGGTGCACACGCCATACGGCGCGGCAGCTTGGCGCACTTGCGCTCAGTCACCGCAGAAGCACTCGATGGCGTCTTCTAGGTCTAGCGGGTTGTATGACACATCGCCGGCAGCTTTCAGCAGATCGGCATACCCATGGGGCTCCATCTTTCGGAAGCGCGCACCCTTCCACTCTTCCTGCTTGATCCACCACGTCGCTCGAGACGGCTTCTCTGCGATGAGCCGCACCAGCTCATGCTTACCTTTGAGAAAGCACAGATCGCAGTTGCCGCCGAACGTGCGACCGTTGTACGTGGGCAGCGCAAGGTCGAAGTCCTGAGCTTTCCAGAAGGCCAGCACTTCACCAGTCGTCACACCGGCTTCGGCCAGTGGCATGCACATGGTTTCGTGTGTAGTGCTGGACACCCGCATCTTGGCGATGCGGCGCGGTTCATCAGCACGGATGCCGACGAATTGGTCCCATTCGGTCAGGCCAGCATCCAGCATGTGACGATGGATGCACTTGATCTTGAGTTCGGTCGTGCAGAAGCGCGTCAACTGATTGGGCAGGTAATTGCGCTTGCGGATCAACGACTCGAACGGTTCACCGTTGCGAGCGGCGGTGTCGAAGTTAACGATCTTGTAGTAAGGGGGCTCAGGGGTGAACTCGAGCCACGTGATCGGCACGTTCCACTTCTCTTGCATGTCCCGCACGAATCGCAACGTGGCTTCGTCTTCCTTGCCGGTGTTGGCGAAGTTCACCATGGCATCGGGCGGCAGTCCACCATTGCTTTGCAATGCTCGCCAGAGCATGTATCCACTGGTGCGGCCACCGCTGACGTTCAGTGATGTGGGCACGTCGATCTTGAATGGATCACGAGTCATTGCGGAGTCTTTGCCATTCTGCGGGGCGTGCGATTCTGTTGTGCTAATGCCCAGTTCAGAAGACACACAGCGTCAGCCTCGTTGTCATCGACTGGATCGATGCCGAAGCTCAAGCACGCAAGGATCATCGTTTCCTTGTCCGCGTTGCCGGCGCCAGTGGCGAATTGTTTGATCGTCCCGACCGGCACGCCTTGATACGGCACCTTGTTCTTTTCGCCCCATGCTTGCAGAGTGGCAAGAAACCCGCCATAGGCGTGACTTGAGTCAGTGCTCAGGTGCCGGCGCACTTCCTCAAACACGAGCCAATCCGGCTTGTCGATGCCGTAGAACTCGGCTTTTAGCCACTGCTCAAACTTGACGTATCGCACGCCACCACCGTCGAAGCGAGTCGTCTTGAACTCTTTGGCACCGGAGTACACCTTGCCAGCCAACGAGCGAAAGGCCCACCCGGTAGTGGTACCCAAGTCCAGCGCGAGGATGTTCAATTCGGCTTCCCTGCGTACTCTTTGACGCTGTACGTCAGCACGCCTTTCACAAGGTCTTCGTGCAGATGTTTTTTATTGATGGCATCGAAGTCTGCCTGAACGATGTTGACCTTGCCACCGAGCTTTTGCACAAGCACAGCGATCACCGCCAGCGAGTCCTGATTCAGTTCGGGAAGCGGACCATTCATGGCTCGTGCTTCTCAGGCAGGTTGGCGTCACCGAGCTTGGGCAGCGTGGCCGTGGTGGTCAGTTGTGCCGGGATGTGCTGGATGATGATGGACAGCAGGTAGAGAACGTGGATCGTGGAAGGCCAGTTTTCCGGCATGGGGTTGCCGGTCAGTTCCTTCACCAGTTCCTGCATCTTCGGAACGATCTGCGGCCCGTCTAGCGTGCCGATGACACGCTGCAGGTCCACCGCCAGCATGCGGGCCTTATGCGTGATCACTGTCCGTGCTCCCTTGCCTTCGCTTCGCCCGTAAGAGCCGCATAGTTGATGCCGTCGACAGCACTGTCTTGATGGAAGCCCGGTGCGCTGAACAGACGGCGAGCTTTCAGCAGTTGCATGAACAACCATCCTTCGGCTTCGGTCATGCGCGGGTCGGTGTCTTTCATTTCCTGACCCCCTGCGTAGACTGGCGAGTCACGCCCACTGATGGCGTTGAATGCCCGCACTACCGATGCAATGGAACGTTCACCTTGCGTGCCACTGTCGTATTCACGCGCTCGCTCTTCCATAATCTCCATGCCGGCCCGCATTAGCGATGGCGCGGTTTGTGGCTTGAGAAACTTCGGCACGTCAGCGGCGGCGGCTTCCCTGCCACGCTCGTGCAACGGCACAGCGGGGTGAACGGCATCGGGGTGTTCAGAGGGTTTCGCACTCATGGTCATTGCTCCGGTTAATACTTTGAACTCTTCGGCAAAAAGCTGGTTTCTATCCTGCTATATTCCTCACGCACGATCTTGGCAAGCGCCTTTCGCATCTGCAATGCTTCCTCACCACCACGGTCACGCAGAGCCAGCAGACGAACACCATGACCGGCAATGGACAGTCCGACTTCGGCCAGCCGATCACCGCACTTGTTTTCGATGAGGTAGTCCACCGATGCGGTCATGTCGTCGATGCCGTAGCCGAAGAGCACCGGCCACTGAACCGTACGCCACGGCAGACCGACCTTGTTCTTGCGGCACTGGCCCTTCACGTCGATGCCAGTGATTCGCTCGACACCACCGACAGTGCGCTTGATCTTGCCCACTTCGGTCAGCCAGAGAATCCACGACGCATAGAAGTCCAGCGCCTTGCCGCCTGAACGAGTCTTCGTCTGTTGGAATGCCTTGGCGTTCATCACGTCCCGCACCTGACTGATGACCATGAAATGACACCGCTCCGTCTCCATGCGGTCGATCAGTCGACGGAACAGTTGTCCGATGGCCTTGGGCTTCTCACCGCCGAAAGTGGCCGCGTTGAACTCGCCTTCCTGCTCCGCTTCCGTGGACAACGAGTCCAGTGAGTCGATGATGTACAGCTTGGGCACGCCGGGGTGCGCATCCAGAAACCGCACAAGGTCTTCGTACAGGTCTTCGACCGTCGCCATCGGTTGACCGTCAGCGTTGAACTCGATCCGGTCCAGCGGGATTCCGAGCGCGCCGGCATAGGGCATGTCGAAAGCGGCTTCCGCTTCTCCGTACCTGCAAGCACCGTCAGGGAACTTGATGCAGAAGTTGGCGAGCGATTCCATGGCGAGCAACGTCTTCCCTGAACTTTTATCTCCGACAACGTTGCTCGTGCGACCTAGACAGAAGCCTCCGCCTAGCACTTCGTCCAGAGCGGCGCATCCGGTCGAAAAGAACTCAAGTGAGCCCTTCTCATCGCCGGCCACGAAATAGGATCCGGAAGGTGCCTTTGCGGCCATCCTTCGTGGTGTCTTGGCCGGCTCCGACTTCGCGGGTTTTCTTGCCCGCTTGCGTGCGGGCGTTTTCTTGGCAGCGCGTGTCATAGATCAGTATGGGACGTCGTCGGGATGTGGACGGTCGCCACCGCTACGCTCCCGACGCATTTGCGCCAGCTTGTCTTCGGGCGGTTCGACCGAAGCACTGCGACGCTGCACAGTCTCCCGACGCGTGGGTGGCTCGAGCTTCAAGTCTTCGCAGACCCATGCCCGCAACTCGTCGTCATCCTTCGATTCGCGCGGGTCGATGGTCGACAGCTTGGGGTTCGACTTGCACAGGTCCGACAGTTCGTCGAACGTCATGCCTTGGACGGTGGTGTAGTCGATCTGCGGTTCTTCACGGTCTCGACCGCGCCCGCCAGTGTCCCGCCGACTTTCAGGTGCAGCATCGCCGCGTCCGTAATCTCGTCCACGGTCAGCGTCTTCGCTTCGGGAAGGCGAGCGATCATCACCACGCGGCCCATCACGCTCTTGCCGGCCCTGCGTCCGGTCATCATCGTTACGTTCACGGTGCACACCCCCGCCGCCGAATTCCTTGGCGATGTCTTCGTAGCTGAAAAACTGCAACTGGTCCGGCAGCGGGTACTTGATGGCGTATTCCAGATACGCACCACGTCCGCCCAACGGGGACGGTCTGCGACTGATAGTCACGCCGCTGTACTTCGTGCCGATGCCTTCACCATCCTTGCGGAAGATGACATCGTAGCCTTCGTCCGGATCGTCAATGGGCAACGCTTCGCCGGTGTCCGGGTCCAGCGAGACGGCGTTGATGTCTTTGTCCAGTGTCTGAGCCATGGCCCACGCCTGCACACCTTCCGACTCGTTGTTGCGGTCGACGATGTACACCAGCACTCGCCGGGTCGAGTTCAGTTCCTTTATCTCTTTCTCCGACGCGCGGCCTTCACGACGCAGACGGTCACGCATTTCGCTGATGGGGTCCGGCTTGTCCAGCATGCGGGTCAGGTCCAGATACGCCTGATTGTCCGGGCCGACACCATAGTGCACATAGATGTCCCATCCGTAGTGCTGTGGCTTGGGCCACGTCGCTGGCAGGATGCGCACCCGGTTGTCGCCCTTGTTCGGGGTCCATATCTTGATATGCGACTTGAGAATCTTGTCGAAGTCCGTGGCACCGGCAGTGGCCCGCTTCTCCACCATTTCACGAGTGCGTGGCGTGTAGGTGAAACGCGATGCACTTCCACCACGTTCGGTGTCGGTCTGACCATCACGCGAGTCACGGTCGTCACGATCACGTCCGCCACGCGGCGTGTCGTCGTCCCGACCCCGACCCCGCCCACGTCCGTCGCTCGCGCCCTGCGGGTATTCGATGCGACGCGTGTCGTTTCGATCATCCCGCCCCCGACCGCGATCATCGTCCCGCCCACCGCGCCTTGATGCAAAGTCAACCATGATTCTTTCTCCGTTCCCACTCTTTCTTAGTTACGAAATAGGCCGTGACAACGACCCGCGTGATGACATGCAGTAGCAGCAAAGCAATACCGACACCGATGACGATGCCGACTGAGTACGCAAGCAGTTGCGTAAACAGGTCCATCACCGTGCCGATCTGCGTGTGGCCGGTGGCTCTGCCGTGTAATCCTTGCGCTGGCCGGTGTACGGCAGCGCCACGCTGAACGTGTTGGTTTGATAGAGCCCGGCCAGCGACTTCATGTTGTGCCCCTTGACCACCCACGAGTCATAGAGCTTTTCCCATGTGTCGAGTTCGGTCTTGGCAGCGATCATGGCCGTCCACGCTTTGAGCCTGTACGGGTCATTGCGGGTCGCCATTTCGACTGCCTTGTCCGACAGCGGCTTGCCATCGCTGACAGCAGTCTTGAGCGCCGCGTAGGCTTCCGCTTCGGCTTTCTTGAATTCGTCCGTAGCAGCAGCGTGTAACTCCGACAGCTTCACCACTTGCTTACCGATGCGATACAGCACATCGCTGTGCTGCGCCAGTTCGTCGTCCAGCGTCGACTTGCGGATGACAAGCAAGTCTTCAAATTCTTTGATGTCCATGTGCTACCTATACGGGCTCGGTGTCAGATAGCAGAGCGCCTGAGTCGGCGTCGAACTCTTCGCCGCACGTGCTGCACTTGAGACGGTTGGTCCACACTCCATCGACCCACAGCCATTTTTTGTAGTGCACACGCTTCGTGACCGAGCCGTCCGGGTTGTTGGTCACACAGCTTTGATCCAATACCTTCGGCACTGGCGTTGCACCGTCGTCAGCGTTGTTCATTAGCGCGTTTCCTTTCAGCTAGAAATGTCAGGTCTTTCTTGATCTTCCGCACAGCCCAGTCGGCGCCTAATGTGAAGCCAATGAACAGACCGAGCCCGTAGCACCCCAGCAACTTGAGCATTTGCAGAATGTCGTCGTTCATTCGATGTCCACCACGTCGGCAAAGGCCAGCATCAGCGGCGCAAAGCCGTCTGTTGTCTGGCAAGGGTTTGAGAAAGCCTTGAGCACGTTCAGCAGATAGCCCATCTGCTTCGCACCCTTGGCGCCTAGCAAAGCCACGGTCATGTAGGCCGTGATCTGGATGCGGGCACCCTCCGCACTGATGGTGCCCTTTTCCTTGATCGGTTTCAGCAAAGCGATCACATCGGACATGCGCATGCCACGAGCCAGCGCGCGGCACAGGTCGATCACTTCGGGTGCAACGCTCGATCCTTCCAGCAATGACTCGGCTTCGGCAGCATCCCGGCAGTCGGCCACCATGCTCAGGTTCACGAGCGCGGCCCGCATAGAGCCTTCTGCGGCCCTTGCAGCCGCTGCCAGTATGTCCGGCTTGACCGACATGCGTTCGGCCCGGCAAACGGCTTCTAGGCCGTCCATCAGGTCATCGTAGGGTAGTGGGCGCAGCGTGTAGTTCGGACCACGAGTCAACATCGCAGCCGGAATCTTGCGCGGGTCGGTCGAACAGAAGAAAAAGAACACGTGAGCAGGTGGTTCTTCCGTGGACTTGAGCAACGAGTCCCACGCGTTCGCTGACAGCCGATGGCACTCATCGATGATGTACGCCTTGCCGCGTGACTCGCCGAAGCCTTGATACAGCATGGTCGATGTCAGCGCGCGCATTTCGTCGATGCCTGAGTTCGACGCCGCATCGACTTCAATCACTTCGCACCCGAACTCGCCGGCAAGGATGCGAGCGACGGATGTCTTGCCAGTGCCGCCGGGGCCGAACAGGAAATAGCAGTGTTCGATGCGCTTGCTACGCATCAGATCCAGCAAAGAGTTAACTACTCCGCTTTGACCCCGCACGTCGGCGAGCGATGTGGGTCTGTACGCCAGATGCAGGGGCAAGGCGTCGCCATTGTTCAGCGGTAAAGGTTCCTGCTTCTGTGCATCCGTCGGCGAACGAGCTTGCTTGCGGGGTTCTGGCATGTTTTCTCTCCAATGACTCTTGATAGCCGCGAGCTTTGGCCCACTGCGTGATGACGTGAATGTTGTGCGGGGTCAGCTTGAACACGTTGCCTTGTGTGTCTTGCAATTCCATGTGATTGCGTGCATGGTTCAGCGTGGCGTGGTAGTAGCCCTTCGACACGTGGCAGATGCCCGGATACAGCACGACGCTGAACCCTTCGACCGTACCGGACTGCACTGGGCTCACGTCAGCACTCAAGGAATGCACGGACGAACGCTGCCGCCTGATGAGGGTTGATCGCGTTACCGAAGGCACGCAGTTGTGCCAGACGCTGGGGAGCCCCATTAACCAGCGGGAATGTGCCGGGTTCAACTGGCCTTGCAAAACCATCTCTGCATTCGATCCAGTCAACTTTGGTCCAATAGCCTGACGAGTCACTGAATCGTTGCGCGATTTTCCGTCCTTGCGATCTTTTATCGCTTCGTTCTCCGACACTATTGGAGTCGCCCAAGACGCTTGCCGGAGTAAATCTATTCTTGTTGTGTCCGGAGACAAGGCCGTCCCCATTTTCGCGTCGTGCGACACCGGTGTTGCCCACGATGTCATCTTCGCTGCGCCGCTTATTAATGACATTCCGAATTTCTGACCGCCTACTCCTCGATTTGCCTCTGTCTGAGCGCCTGTCGTCACAGTCGGTGTAGGCCAAGTCCCCAACAAAGTAGAGTCGTTGCCGGATGTGCGGTGCGCCGACGCTCGCACTGCATGTATCCATCGCCCCGAAGGTGTACGTCGCCGCTTCCATGTCATCTTGAACAAGATCGAGCCAAGTGAGTCCGTCAGCGCTCGATACCTGTTCGCCAAAGACTGTTGCAGGCTTGCACTGACCGATGAGGTGGAACCATGCCGGCCAGAGATGCCGCTCGTCAGCAAACCCACCTGCTTTGCCTGCCGCGCTGAAAGGTTGGCAAGGACAACTTCCGGTCCATACTTCCCTGTCGTCAGACCATCCTGAGAGTCTGAGCGCGTAACTCCATGCACCGATGCCGGCGAAGAAGTGGCACTGTCGGAATCCCACAAGCTCGCAGGGTTTGACATCTTCGATGCTTCTCTCATCAACGATCCCGTTCGATATCTGGCCGGCCGCGATCAGGTTGCGCAACCACTGCGCGCAGAAAGCATCGTTTTCGTTGTAGTAGTTCACAACACTAAATCGGTATACAGCATCACTTCCATGCCGACAGCGACCGCAGTGGTGCGCTCTAGCTGTGCGCAGCGCGAATCTTCCCAGTCCGGCAGCAGACAGATGCCATCGCAAGACATCATGGCAGCGATGTCGCGTCTTAGACAAGCGTTCCACCCGTCCGCTTCCCGACCGAAGTTCACTTCCACCGGGTTCACCACTTCATAGCCCTTCATGCGAAGCTCGTGTGCAGCACGCATGAACTTGTTGAAGTAGTCCGGATCGCCAGTGATCTTGCCACTGACATATACCTTGGTCTTTTTCAGTCTCACGTCAGCGCTTTCTTTCCGTAGGGGTTAGGCAAACCATACAGGTCTGCGCTCGAATACTTAGCAATCTCTTTCAACTTGTTCCACCGCTCGCCGATGCTCACTTCCACGATCAGCGGCACGTTGATCCAGTCATACCGTGGCTTGCACATGGTCATGGACACGTCGTCAATCACCGACTCGAGTTCCCGGTCTGGCACGATGAACGACAGATCGTCGTGGCCGTTGAAGCGCGGTTGCAGCGCGGGCCGATCCTCTGCATCGGACTGCTCCGACAGTTCGCACATGCAGTCAAGCACGAGTTCGGCCGTGCTACCTTGAATGGGCATGTTGATGAGTTCGTTCTCGGTCATCGCACCGTGCCGCCGGAAACCGCCCATGGTCTCCACGTACAGGTTCTTTTGGTAGCCCTTGATGAGTCGTTCTTGCCACCGCTTGACGCCTTTGAACTCGTCCCAAAACTCTTCGGCCAGCCGCTCGGCAACGTCTACTGGAATGTGCATGCGAGTCGCACAGCCCTTGGCCTTCGATCCGAAGAGCATGGGGAACACCCACCCGTTCTTCGTGTGCTGACGCAGCGTTTTCTTGCCTTTCTGTTCCCATTCGTCTCCGGTCAGCTTGTACTCGTCGATCATGGCGTCAACGATTGCCGGGTACTCATCCAGCATGCGCTGCGCCCAGTACCCGTGACAGTCATAGCCGGTCCAGCAATATTCGATGCCGCGTTCGTCTTCGGACATCGCCATGCAGACCCGGAATTCGATCTGCCCTTCGTCGCATGCAACGAACCAGTGACCGTCAGGCGCGCACACAGCACCACGCACTTCGGAGAACTTGTGCTTGGGCCAGTTGTGCGCAGCACTGTTCAGCCTAGACGTGGCTGTGTCCATGCTCGAATAGGTGGTGTGCCAGATGTCGTCCGATCCGGTCAGCTTGCCGTCCAGCAACGGCCCTAGATAGGTGGTTTCGTTGCGATCCAGTTGCCGGTAATCGAGCGTCAGTTGCGCCGACTTCACCGAGGCCGGCATGCTGGACAGCACTTCCTCTTTGACCGAATAGCTCTCCCGGCCATAGGCGTCGGTGACAAGGCACTCCGGACGTTTCAGCACGTCACGGAAGAGTTTGAGCGCGTGGTCATTGTTGCCCGGTGCGAAGGTGCCGAACTTCTGCGTGAACTCTCTCACTTCGATGGTCTGCCGCAGCTTGTGCTCCACGTCATCCCGCTTCGCTCGTATCTCCGTCAGCACGTCCTGCGCATATTGGAAGTCGATGGGCAGGCCAGCCTCTGCGGTCATCACCAGCGTGGGTGAGAGTCGCACCTTGCGTTCGTAGATCGCATGCGCTCTGCCGTCGAACAGAAACGCCAGATCAAAGTGAGCCATCAGCTTGTGGGTCCACTTCGTATCCAGTGCGTTGTATCGCAGAATTTCTTTCAGCGAATACACCATCCACCAGTTCGGTGTGCTCACGTCGACACGAGACTGTGCTTTCAGGAAGAAACCGAACACCTTGCGGCACTGCACGTCCAGTGACTTCGTGCCCTGACGCTCATCGAACGAGTAGGCAGCGGCCATCGTGTCGGCCCAACGTGTGCGACGTAGCAAGTAGCTGCCGAACTTGAACGCAATCCACGTCTGCTCGAATGCAGTGTTGTGGCAGACCTTCTCACCGGACTCGTAGATGAACTCCCCCACCATGTCCAGCACCCGGCGCATGCGAGTCTCTGTGCCCCATCCCTGCGGATGCTCGACCGGGAACACCACCACGTCATCGAACGTGCCGATGGCGATGGTCAGTATCAGCGGATTCCTGTCCATGTACGGATCGATGGACGAGGTTTCGATGTCCACGCCGATGCGGGGCAGCTTGAGCATTCTGGACAGTGCCACTTCAAGCCTCACCATGTCGCCCGGTTCGCTACCAGTGATGTACTCAATGCCCTTGTCGTAGGGCGGCTCTTCGATGTGTGGTGGCTTCAACTCACTGTCGAAGATCAGGTCATGCAGAGCTTGACAATCGTGGTCGACAGCAGCTTCAAACTCCGACTTGCCGAAGCGTTTCGATTGGATGTACTTCGGTTCGATGATCGGGTAGACCCAACACGAGTGATTGCCGAACTTCGTGGCGATCAGCGAGCCACGGAACGGGATAGTTCCACCATCCATCCCGGTCGCCCACTTGAGTGCTTCGTCGCCGATAGTCACTACGATCAGTGGCTTCGTGGCTTCGATGTCCGGCACCACTCGACCCCGACAGCAGGCCAGCACAGACTCGTCCGGCTTCTCATGCCAATGGCACTGTGCGATGTAGCCGGTGCGTGTTCGCTTGAAGAGCTTGGCAGACAGCTTGCTCACAATCTCACGAGCTTCACCGCTTGAGAATGACTCGCCTCTGTCGTCATCCTTCTCCGTGGGCTGCAGCGCCAGCAAGTAGACCGACGCGTCGGCCGGCCCATCGGGTGCCATCTTCGGCGTCTTGTTCGCTAGCACCGAACCCTTGACGGCAGCGGGGTCACGAGCACACGCATCGCATCCCATCTTATGCATGGTCTCGATGGGTATGTGCTTGGCAACCTTACGATGCGACTTCGACGCTGCGTCTTCCTTGATATCGCCCCAAAACATAAAGGTCAATCCTTGGGTTTATAGAGAGTAGTGGGAGTCTCTGTACGTGCTGCTTGCTCGGCATCTGTGGAGTAGCACGATTGCTCGCTCTGACCCGACTGCGTGCGCGCCTCCGAGGTGGCGGCCATTGCTTCACGGATCGCTTTCTTTCGCTGGCTACGGCTTTCGTAGTTCCAGAAAAACGCCTGTGCTTCGACCACTGGCAAGTTTTGCAAGTATCGGAAGCATTCGGCGTCACTCAGGGCGGCAGGCTGCGCGATCGCTTCAGGGATGGCGAGTGCGGTCGTTCGATCCTTCACCAATTCAGGCGCTCGCACAGCCGCAGCAATTGTCGGCAGCACTTGCGTTTCGTAGATGCTGCACTCGACCGTTGCAGCCAGCGCCGACAGCATGCCGTTCAGCTTGTTGCACAGCCGGCGTGCGTCCCACTCGGTCTTGCATGCCACGTAGTCTTCAGCTTCCGGGTTGCTGCTTGTGAAACTGACACCCCATTCGGCGTGCGGGCTGTGAATGTTGGTGTGGTCGTTGGTGCTTTCCATCAGTAGAAACTTCATGACGATTCCTTGTTCTGCCAGCGTTGCACGGGCGCTGGCTAACCCTTCGTTCGTAGTCGCGAGCGCTGCGTCAAAACCCGCGCTGAATTTCGCAAAAGCGTGTCGCGCGTTCAAGTCTTTCAATCCGCGAAAGTCCGGATTGTTTTCTCCGAGTGACAACTCGGCTTCGAGTATCGGAAATGCTCGGGCAATCCA